CCTTGCCCCGGAACCCTGATTCCACCTGTTGCGCCAAGTAACAGACGTTCCCCGTGAACTGCTGGACGAAGGCGTCAGTGACCGTGAAGGACATGACTGGGATGCTCCCGATGTGTTGCGTGACATCGGCGAGAGCTGCCCAATCAGATTGGACCCTTGCCTTGGCGCTTACCGCCCGCCCGGCGTTTGGTGTCGTGGACCCCGAGGGGCTGCCCACGGCGACCGGAATTACGCGGCCCGCCCTTCCGGGTAGGCAAGTTTGTAGAGCGCTTCCATCTTGGCGACGGCATCGATGTGGGCCGGGTCGCGCTTGTTGGCGTTGTGGTACTGCTTCATGAAGTTGGCGTCGCCGCGCAGCGCATTGATCTGCTGCTGGGCCTCGACCGGCGACTTCAGCGCCGAGTCGCCGAACGCCTTGCCGGTGAGATGGCCGTCCTCGTGCAGGTTGCGGCTGAGATGGTTGAACAGCTTGATGAACACCGGGTGGTCGCCCGCCCCGGTCTCGTCCATCGCCTTCTTCAACTCGTCGCCAAGGCCGGCCGCTTCCGCGTAATGGCCCAGAGCGGCGCGCGACTGCGCGACCTTGTTCTCGAAGGCCTGGCCCCATTCTGTCTTGAGCGAATCGATGCGCTCGGCTCGGGTGCCTTCCGCGCTCGCCCGCTGCGCCGCGATCGACGCGCCGGCCCGCTCGTAGAGCCAGCCCGTCATGGTCTCGAACTGCTTCTGGCTGAGGCCAGCCCCGTGGGCGGCGGCCATCACCGATTCGGCGTAGGCCTTCTCGGCCGGCGGGAAGCCCTCGGGCACCTTGAGCTTGTAGTCGTCGGGCTTGGCCGGGCGGCCGAGCCTGTCATAGACCGGCGCCCAGTCTTCCGGCTTGTCGCTGGTCGGCAGCCGCAGGAGCTGGTCCTTTGGCACGCCGATCATCTTCTGGGCGTTGTAGTAGGAGTCGGCCAGGGCATCGATCGACTTGATGTCCTTGAACGCCGCCTCGCCCCGGATCTTCTCGGGCAGCTGCTCGGCGAACGGCTTGTTCAGCTTGACGTAGCGGCTGGCAAGGTCACCGACGTCCTTGACGTCACTCAGCGAGGCGTGGCCGCGAACGTCGGGTGGCAGGGAAGCGGTCCATTCCCCCGCAGACGCGGCCGGGGGAGGAGGCGTCGCGCCATTGGACTGGGGAGTGGCTGATTGTGTGCCGTCGTCGGCCATGGAACCGTGAAGTACAGTGGGGTAACTGGATACCGTGTCCTAGAGGATGCGGTTTACCCCTGTTCGCCGCCCTCGTCCAGACGTTCGGCCGCCAGCGCCATCAGGGCGGTCTCGTCGAAGCGCATCTGCTGGAGGATTTCGAGCACGATCGAGCGCCGCCCGGCCGCGAACTTGCCCGGCTCGGCCTCGAGGATTCCGGCGCGGGCGACCAGGTCCTTCAGGACAACCTGGCCGTCGATCGAGCCGAAGACGTCCTTGTAGGCCTTGATCAGCGCGATGCGCCGGCGCAGCGGGCCGGGGATCAGGCTCAGGCTCATGCGTGGCGGCGCTGAACCGTGGACCGGCTGAAGCCCAGGCCATCGGTCTGGTAGCCCAGACGCTCGATGAAGCGGGCGAACTCGGGCGTGTGGATGCCGACCTTGTAGATCAGGGCGGCATCGAAGTCGGGCCGCACGCCCTGCGGCCAGATCTGCCGGCCGCGCTCCTCGATCCTGGCCTTGATCTCGTCACGCAGGATCGAGTCGAGCGAGGCATACATCTCCCAGTGCGGCGCGCAGAAATGGATGTCGACCAGCATCATGCGGATCGGCGTGTGCTGGTGGTTCTCCTCGCCCGCCGCCCTGGCGGGGACGAACAGGCGAGGGGTCCACTCGGGCAGCGCCAGACAGCCGGCCGCGTTGCACGACAGGACCAGTTCAGGTGCGTTCACTGCTGGGCCTCGGCGAACGCCGCGGTGCCCTGGCCGGCGCTCTTGAAGGCGTCGCCGTAGTTGGCGGCGGCCTCCGAGCCCGCCATCAGCTGCTCGGCCTGCGCCTTGGCCTGCTGCTCCTGGGCGAGCTTGGCCGGCGACTTCAGGGTCACCGCCGGGGCGTGCAGGTCGATCGCCGCCAGCCGCATGATGGCCTCATGGTCGATGATGTCGGGCGCGTTGGGGTTCAAGGTCTTGAGCGTCGCCTGCAGCTGGATCATGCGGGAAACGCTATCCATCTCCGACGACCGCTGGGCAATCGCGATCGGGCTCACATACTCGACGTGCCACTCGCGGCCCTTCTGCATCAGGACGTCGGGCGGCGGCGGGAAAGGCGAGCCCTCGCCGAACTGCAGGCGCAGCGACTTGCGCCACAGGATCATGAAGGTGCGGTCAATCAGCGGGCCTAAATACTCGGCCTGGAGCCGGGCGAGCAACGGCGACAAAAGCCGCATGCGGTCGTCGCGCTGCTGCAGTACCCAGGTCGCCGTGACACCCTTGCCGGCGCCGGCGAGGTCGTTGGGGTTGGCCGTCGGCATGGTCATCCATTCGACGAAGAACGCCCGGTTAATCTGGCCGCGCAGATCCTGCAGCATGTCCTTGCCGACTTCCCATCTTCCCCGCGTCTCGATCGGGGTGATGCGCGCCTGGGCGGGCGAGTTGGCGCGGTAGTAGTTCTGGCTGCCCGGCACCGTCTTGATCGGCAGCAAAAAGCCGTCGTCGGGGATCTGCAGCGGCGGGTCGACCAGCTTCTGGCCGCTCTTGATGGTGAGCTTCAAAAGTTCGTTGAGCATTTTCATGTCGGGGAGGGCGGTCATCCCGCAGCCCCGGCCGTAGATTTCGTTGCTCGCCTTCGACAGCCTCGGGCACAGGTAGGGGAACTCGTCGAAGCCGCCCTCGCGCACGATCTGGCAGTCCTCCTCGGCGACGTAGACCGACTCCCACGCCTTGTGCTTGGCCTCGCCGGCGCGGTCGGGATTTCTGACCGGCCGCGGCCTGACCGAATGCAGGAAATTGAACTTGGGCTCGGTGTCGCCAGCCTCGTAGGCCTTCCACACCTTCTCGGTGACGAAGCCCGCCTCGACCGCCTGCTTGGCCGTCCACTTCCACTTGCGGATCAGCGCGTCGACCCGGTCCTCCTCGTTCTCGAACAGCACGCATTCCTTGAGGCCCCTGGTCGAGAACAGGATGCCGCTGCGCTCGCTCTCCAGTTCGGCCATCACGGCCGTGCCGATCGAGCCGAGGTCGAGGTACAGCTCGTGGCTCTGGCTGGCGAAGTTGTGCCGGGGGCCGTTGAAATACGAATACATCTCGTTGTCGACGGCATCCCACCACGCCCGCACGCTCTGCATGTTGTCGATGCGCTCGTCGTCGCAGCGCGACGCGAACCAGCGCAGGGTCTGACTGGTCAGGAGCGAGTGCAGGCCGTTGGCAAACTGGATCAGCGCAAAGATCGGCGTCGCGTCGTAGACCTGCTGGTTGCGCTTCATGCCCGGCGTCTTCTCGACGAAGTAGTCCGAGCGCTCGGGCAGGCACAGTTCGACGATCTGCTGCCAGTGGGTCTTCCAGGTCCCGCGGTCGCTGTCGGCCTTGTTCCAGCCGTTGACGACCTCGCGTGCGCGCTCGTCCATCAGTTTGCCCTCGCGGCCCAGCGTGCAGCCGCTGCCCGTCGTGAATTTTCAGACCGCGTCACCCACTCGCAATTCGCCGGCTCGTAATTGCCGTTCGCATTCAGGCGATCGATGGTGAGGTCCTTGGCGTAACCCGAAGTCGTCGCCCAATCCCGGAAGACCGCAAAGTCAGACCACTCGGCGCAGATGCGAACACCCTTGCCGCCGTAGTATTTCCACCCGATGTCGTTCGGGTTGGAGCAGCGCTTGCGCATGTTCTTCCAGATATTGAAAAGGCGCGTCTTCCCGCCCAAAGCCCCACCGTGCGTAACATGGACGGCGGCACGACGAGCGGTCTCACAATCCTTGCAGCCGACGTTCTTTACGTTCCGAAGCTGCGAGGTCAGAAGGATTCGGGCACCCCCGCAGTCGCACCGGCACGACCAAAGCGCGCCGCTCTCTGTGACCTCAACCAGATTGAGAACCGTAAGGGCACCGAACTTCTCACCCGCAGAGATTGAAAGATTGCGGCCCATTGCTAGGCACCAAGAAGGGATTTTTTCTTGATCTCGGTGCGGTCCATCGGCGAGGCCTGGCCGACCACCGGCGGCTCGGGAACAGGCTCGGCCGTCAGCTTGGTCGGCTTGACCGGGGCCGCGGGTGCCGCAGCCGGTGCGGCTCTCGCTGGGGCCGCCGGTGCCGCAGCCGCGTCCGCCCCCGCCCCCGGCCAGCGGATGTTGCCCTGCGCGTCCTTCCCGAACTCCTGGGCGGCCATCGCCTCGGCGAGAACAGTCATGATCAGGTCCTCCTATGAACCAAGAAGCGTCTTCTTCTTCGTCTTCGTCTCGCTGGTGTCGCCCAACCCGCCAGTCATCACCGTGCCCTGCACGCCGCGCGCCGGGTCGGGGGCCTCCGCTTCCATCTTGGGCTTGGCGGTTTCCTTCTCGGGCACCGGCTCGGGCTCGACCGCGGCGACCGGCTGCGGCAGGTCCGGCATCTGCATCTGCTGCGGCATGACCTGCGCGCCGCCGCCGCCGCTCGACTGACGGCTCGACGACGAGATCATGGTGTAGGCCGTGCCGGCCACGGCAACGGCCGCGGTGGTCACGGCAGCGATGGTGGCGACTGAAGACATCTCACTCTCCCGTGATGATGACGGTGTTCAGCTTGTCGCGGCGCGAGGCGAGCATCTCTGACTCCCCGGTCAATTCGTCCTCCGCTTCCGCCACCGTCTTTGCTTTCGTCGCGTAGAACATGGTGAGCGCGAAGTCGGTCACCGACAGGAAGGCCTGCTTGCGCCCGGCACTGGCCGGCAGGACGCTGTAGCCCTCCAGCCGCAGCGGCTCGTCCTTGCCGACATAGACGTTGGCCGAGCCGGCCAGCACCACGATGGTCGGCACCCGCACCAGGCAGCAGGCCAGCAGGTGACCGGCCGGTATGTAGCACGTCCGGGCATACATCCCGCCATGCAGGACGTGGTGCATGCGAACCGGCACCTGGGGGAGCTTCTCGAGTTCGGCCTGCAGCTCGCGCACCATGGCGATGGCGTGCGCGTCCATCGCCGGCACCGCGGGAGCGGCTATGAGGTCATGAGCCATTGGAATAGCTCTTGAAGAAGGTGCGGCCGACCTCGCGGAAGCCGCACCTGGGCAGGACCTCCGCCAGCTTGCCGCCGAGCGGTGCCGAGACCGCGATGCCCGGTGCCTTGTGCGAGCGCGCCCACGTCTCGGCGGCGAACAGCAGTTTCAGCCCCGCGCCCGTGCTGCGATAGGCCTTGGCGACGAAGAACGCCTCGGTGCAGGCGAGCCGCACGCCGTATTCCGGCATCATCGTCATGATGACGACGACGAAGCCCGCCAGGACACCGTCCTCGCGGGCCGAGAAGACATGCAGCGTGCCGGCCCTCTCCATCATCGTGTAGGTCTGCCAGTCGACCCTCGGCCACGGCATCTCGGGCATGCCGGCCTCGAGCGCGTACTCGACGACCAGGTCGTCGAAGTTCGGCGCCGTCCTGATGTCGTCGGGCGAGCAGGCTTCGATGATCATGGCGAGTTCCCGCTCACCACCGTGCCGTCGTCGACGATCGTCCAGCCGCTCGGCGTCGGGTTGGAGTTGGGAATACGGACCATGCCGGGCGGATAGGGCACCGGCGAGAAGTAGTTGTCCTGGAGGACCGGATGCGTCGGCGGCTTGGTCTGTCCTGCCAGGATGATGTTGGCGAGAGCCAGTATCTCGTCGACGTCGTCTTGCGTCACCGTGCCGTGCTCGATCAGCCAGACGGTGATTGCGTCGACCAGGTTCCTCTGGACGACGATGCCGGGGAAGTACGCCTCGAGCACCGCATCGATGTCGAACTCGGGCACGTCGTCATAGCCGCTGATCCGCACCGAGCCGGTCGCCGGGAAGCCGCCGCCGGTCGAATCGGTCGTGCGCCACGATCCGTCGGAGGTGATGCGGATGATCGGCACCTGGGTCATACGTTTGCCCCGATTGCCGTCGCCCACGCCTGCACGTTGGTGTACTGCGCCGCCTCCTGCGCCGAGCTGAGCGATGCGCCGATGCAGCCAAAGGCGATCTGGGCCGTCGATGGAGCAGTAGGAGTACCAGCAACATTATGCGCGCATATGAAGATGGTGGTGGTCGGCGATGACGCCGTGAACGTGCCAGGCACGGGAGTCGTGATCGTCGCTCCGTTCTTCCAGAATTGCAGGAGATTGCCCGGTGTCGACGTGCGCGAGACCGCCGACCAGCCAGCGGAGGTTGCTACTGTGGCAGTGGAGTTTACTGACGTGCAGTTAGCCTGGCCCCCCAAGAAGTTTGTCGTGCCGCGTGTTCGCAGGAAAAGACCTCGCGTCGCGGCTTCGTTCACGCCAGCCGCCGAAGTATTCGCAGCAATGTCGGTGCGCTGATAGACAGCGAGCCTGAGATTGGCTCCGCTCATCGCAACCGAATGGACCGACTGTATGAACCCTGTGCTGAGATAGCTCGTCGTGCCGTTACCGGCATAGCCGCGGTCGGCCGTGAAGGTCGGCACATTGACGGCCGTGGCCAGCCGGCGCTGCTTCAGCGACGTCAGGCCCCCGATCGCATCCTCGCCCCACAGCGGCCAGTAGTCGTCGGTCAGTGCCCACGTCCCGGCCGCCTTCTCGGCGACGATGAAAGTGTCGACGATCGCAAGCCGGCCGGCGCTGACAGTGCCGCCGTTGGCCACCACGCTGGCCTGCCAGGCGAGGGCGGAAACATCGCCCGAAGGGATCGCCAGCAGGTGGCTGCGGGCGTTCATGTGAGCCCGGTGCCGCTGATCAGCCAGCGCGTGCTCGTCACCTTGAGCGCCGTTGCCATGCCGCCGGCCGCCAGGATGCGTGACCCGGTCGTCGTGCCGGGCGACCACACCAGCGTGTCGGTGGTGATGGCGATGGTGATGGCATTGGCCGAGTCGTTGACAAAGCTGAGCGTGGTCCCGATCGGGTAGGCCACCGTGCCGTTGGCCGGGATGGTCCATGTCGCCGCCGCCGCCGCGACCGCGTGGTAGACGTGCTGGCCGGCATCGGCCAGGACCGTGGTGTAGGTGCTGGCCTGGACGTTCTGCGGGATGTCGAGGTAGCCGACGGTAAATCCGCCTGTCGTGACGGCTCCGCTGAACGTGCCGGTCGTGGCCGTCAGTCCCGCCGTCGTCAGGGTGCCCGGTCCGCTCAGCGTGCCGCCCGCCAGCGGCAGGTAGGCAGCGGACACGTTGGCTGGCGTCATGTAGTCGGTTCCGGCAACCGCGGCACTCAGCGCCGTGGCGTTGCCCTTGACCAGGCCGTTGACCGTGGTCGAGAGCGTGATCGCCGGCGTGGTGCCCGCCGTCGCCACCGTGCCCGCCAGCCCGTGGGCCGAGACCACCGAGACGGTCGAGACCGTGCCGGTGACCGAGATCGGCGCGTAGCGTGCATCGGCATTGGCCCGCGTCGGGATGTCGGTGGTGTTGGCCACGCCGATCAGGCGCTTGGTGAAGGCCGCCGCCGCGGTCTGCTCGACCAGGCCTGCCGTGGCGCTGAGCCCGGCCAGCGCGGTGAGGTCGGCATCGAGCGGCTGGTAGGCCGCCGAGACATTGCCCGGCGTCATGTAGTCGGTGCCGGCCACGGCCGCCGAGATCGCCGTTGCATTGCCCTTGAGCAGCCCGCTGATGGTCGTCGACAGGGTAATGCTGGCCGCCGCCGTGGGCGTCGCCACGGTGCCGGCAAAGCCGTTGGCCGAGGCGACCGCAACGCTGGTCACTGTTCCGCTGCTCGCCGTGTAGCCCTGGTCCTTGACGAACTTGGTCGTCGCCACCGTCGAGTCGTTGCTGCCGACGGCGATCGCCGTGCTCATGGTCGCCGTCGTGCCGACGAGCGCGCCGGTCATCGTGTCGCCGGCCACGTTGACGTAGCGGAGGTCAGCGGCAGCCTCGGTGATGCCACCACCACCGCCACCGGGGCCGCTGGTGTATTCCTGGCGGATGTCGGCATCGGCCGAGCCGCTGTAGAGCCCGGCGGTCGCGTTGTGGACGTTGCCGCGCAGGATCACCGGAGCGGTGGCGGCAAGGCAGTCGACCTTCCAGGCAAAGCCC